CCACCGCCGTACTCAGACTCTCCCAGGTTTCCACCACCGTCGGCCAGGTCGCCGCCCATGCCCCTCCTAGCACCCCTGCGAATCGCTCCCACGCCGATACGGCCGCGTCCCAGCCAGCGCTCAACAGCGTGACTATTGCCCCCGCGATATCGCCCAAGGGGCTGCTGATGCTATCCCATGCCACGCCTACAAGCGCCACGACCTTGTCATAGAGGTTGCCGAAAAGTGTGATGCCCGTTGAGAGCGCCGGCAGCAGCTTCGTCGCCATGAGTTCCTGCAGCGCGATCTTGGCCGGCAGTAGCTTCTGTCCGATCTCGGCTGAAAGGTTGGCGCTCGTGGCTGCGAGAATCCGTCCGCGGTTGGCCGCACCTTCCGCCGTGCGGGCGAAGTCGCCCTGCGCGGTCGCGGTCTGGGACATGATGATCGCATACCGCGCCTGAATCTTCTGGGCATCAGTCAGGGTCCCGTTGACCTCCTTGAAACCCATCTTCATAGCCTGCGCCTTGACGGTGGCCTCGTTCATGTTGACGCCAAGGGCACGCATCGGTTCGGCTTCACCGACGAGTCCGGCACGCAGCTTAAGAAGCACCTCCTCGGGATCGAGATTGTTGAACGATGCCAGGTCCCCGCTGAGCTTCACGAGATCCATGGACATCTGAGCAGCAGGCGCCTGGCTCATGCCCATGGCCGTGAACAGGTTGCCGAACGTGCCGGCAACCTCGAGCGCGGCCTGCCGCGAGATTCCCATATTGCGCGCCGTAGTCGTGGACCAGGTCGCGATGCCGCTGGCCGAATCCCCGAACACCGTCTGCATCTTTGACATGGACTCGTTGAGATCCGATGCCGCACCGACGGCACCCCCCATCAGGCCGGGAAGCCTAAACAACGCCTGCCCGATGACGAACCCACCGGCAATCTCAGCGACACGACCGAGGGACCTGCCCATGCCACCGGCTGAATGCTCGATGTTCTTGAAGGTTGGGGTGGCGTGGTCTTCCGCCCGAACGAGGATGCGAACCTCATTCCCCGCCATCAATCAGCCTCCAGCGGGCCATAGTCGGAATCCTCCTCGGTGAGTCCCACCAGGGCCACATGCCGCAGGAGCCCCACATCCTCCGCCAGAATCCGGGAGGGGAGCACGTGATAGCGCTGCGCCAACGCTTCGATCACCCGCGCCTGAGTCAACTCCCCCGGCATTCCTACCAGCTCTCCGTTCTCGTCGTAGGCGCCGCCTACGGCACGCCAGCGAGCAACCTGCCATCTAAAGGGCCTGGAACCTCCGTTGCCGCCGCGCTCCACCGCGCGATGATGGTGGCCGCGAACGCGAACGGTTGCCGGAGGAACCCCTCCCCATTGGCTGGCACTGGCCCATCGTCATCCTCTAGGTTCCACTCCACCAGCACCCGGGCGCCGAAGAGCTGCAGAATCTCCTGCGCTTCGGGCCCAGCCACCGTGCCCAGGCCCTGCAACCGAAACAGCAGGGCCATCGGCACATCGAGCCGCAACCGTAGCCAGAGACCCTCATACTCGTGCCCAGCCTCGAACTCAACCAGTGCAGTTCGCGGAGTGAGTCTCATGACCAAGTAGGCTTGGTGCCATCGCTGAGGTTACCCGTCGTGGTCCAGTTCAGGCTTCCGTCCGCGCCACGCGCCAGCGCGTAGTCATTGAACAGCATCTCCATGTTCAGGGTCTGGCCGCTGATATTGATGGCAACGGTGCGCCCTACCTGTGAAGCTGCCAGGGTATCAAAGTTCTTGAAAACGACGTGGGATTTGGTGGCCACGTCGTTGAACACACCAGTCAGTCCCAGCTGGCCATCGGCCAGCAGGGTCAACCGTTCCATCGCGCTTTTGTCGATGCCCGTGACGTCCTGGAGGGCACGGGGAGTCGAGAGGTTGAAGGACGTGATATCGTTCCGCAGATCCTGCCCGGCACCTGCGGAGTCGTCGATCGTCAACGTCGTGATTGCCAGCCCGGATTCTTTTGCCATGGCTACAAGCCCCTTTCGATGATGTGCACAAGGGTTTCTGTCCCCTCATGCAGGCGCTGAACGAATTCGTCCTCTGTCACCACCCGGTTGATGTTCCCGGTACGGTACTCGTAGGTCGGGCGCTCCCAGCTCGGCAGCTTATGGAAGCGCCGGCATTGCCCCTCGTCAGGGCATTCCACCTCACGACAAGATGCGATGCGCATCCGCACATGAGCCCGGAGATTCTGCATACCGGCCGGCAGTGCGCTCGGCACCACCATCCGGAAACTGTGCGGTGCACCCGGTGGGCGCATGAACCGATACGGAATGCTCATGCGGCCAGGTCCTTCGCTGCGTTGGCGTAGCGCACCACGACCACCGCGAACTGTGCGTTGCTGAACGTACCGGTGGTTACCACCCGCAGGTAGCGCTCAACAGTCTGGCTGAGACTCGTCTCGATTCGCTGCGCCGTGGGCGCTGCTGCTGGTGTCACGGCTGCGAACGCGCCACCGGTCACGGCCGCCCACGCGTCCCCGCCGCCGTTGTCTGAGGACTCCTGAAGCGCCACGGTGACCGACGTCCCCGTGACGTCGACTACGTGCAGGTATGCCGCCAGCCCGTTGGATGTGAACGTGGACGTTGGGAGGTTGTCCCATGATCCGCCGTTGGTAGCAGTAGAGTCCGTCCGTTTGCCGGGCGTGCCCATGACACCCCACTCGAGCCGTTCCCCCTGCCCGAGACACTGCACCGAACCCGCGAAGCTTCCGTCCGCACCACGCGCCCAGTCATAGTTCACCTGCTTGGCCTGCAGTGCCGCAGCCGGTGAGCCCACGGTGGCACCACGGAGATAAGCCGCCAGCACGTCCGCATCCGGCAAGGCCGATAACACCAGAAAAGACGAGTCCGTAGCACCAGCCCGGTTCACCGCGCCCAGATCGTTGAACCAGACATTGAACGCCAGCTCACCATCGCGGAGCCCGAAGATGCGTTCCATCGCGCTCTTGTTGATGGCCGTCACGTCCAGCAGCGCGCGCGAGCTACGGATGGCTGTCAGCGCGGCGGTGTCGCCTGACAGGTCGTAGCCACTCACGAAGAACTGATCCCCCAACCCTGATTGTTTAGCCATCCGTCACCTCTTCCATGATGCCGCGCTCAAGGGCTCGCTGGATGTTCAGGTGCGCAGGCGCCTCGAATATCGTGCCCGCTGGCCAGCTGTATTCCTCGTTCCAGAGCGGAGACTTCGGGTCCGGTGCCTTCCGGAGTGCCATGTCCACGAGTGCCCGGTAGTGCTTCTTCACATCGTCAACCTCTGTACAGCTTTCTTGTAATGTCTGCCTGCCATCTCGCGCACGATCCGGTTCAGGTGTTGGCCCGTTTTCTTCCACATGTGGTAGCCCTTGAACCCCCGGCTGCCGGGGACGCCGCGATACGTACCTGTCTCGAGCCATGCCCCGACAATACTCGTGTGCCGATCGATAACGCCCGAGATCTTGCCATAGCCCATCACGTTCTTGCTGCGACGCTCGAAGATCTCATGTACGGCACGCCTGTAGTCCCCCGACACCTGGCCATGCCCGGGATAGAGCTGGCTGACAACCTTCGCCTTGCCCTCCCGAAGAAGCTGCTGAATCGTGGCGGCGCCAGCATCCTTCAACGGCCGCCCTTTCAGTTCGAAGAATGGCCCCTTCATCGTGGTGCTGATCTTGATCCCGCCCTTGCCTGTGTACGGCACGTTCACATCACCTATGGACTGATGGCCTCAGCCTCGAACTGCCAGAGCTCAAGCTCGTAGTTAAGCACCCGATACAGCGCCTCCCCGACAGGCTCCCAGATATTGCCCTCCGAGTTGCGGATCTTCAGATCCGTCACGTTGCCCCCGAGGGTGCTGTCCGCGCGGAATGCCTCCTGAATGTCGCAGTCCGTTTCTTCGACAGCAGCCTCCAAGAGTGCCCGCTCTGCCTCCCCCAGGCGCGGCCTCCAGTAGACGGCGAAGCGCCAGCGACGAATTTCCATGACATTCCCCAGCGTTTCCTGGGATGTGTCACGGCCGAGATACCAGAGCGCGATACCCCTGTCTGTGCCGGGCGGAAGACCTCCCGGCTCGCCCAGGTAGACGCGTTCGAACTCGGGCAGGAACCCGTCAAGGATAGCCACCATCCGATCACGTGCACCCTGGCGCAGCAGCGCCGCCGCGATAGTCATCAGACACCGACCAATGACGCCGGGTCCGCGAAGGCCCGGCGGATATCCTGCAGCAGTCCCCACGCTTCGCGTGCGGCACCCGATGCCACGCCCGGACTGTCCGTTGCCTCGAGCGCGGCCATATACGGTTGCTGGCCGTTCCATAGCAGATGGTTCGCCAGCCGGATGACGCGGTCCTCCAGAATCCGCGGGTAGCGCCGGCGGGAGATCGATACGTTCTTCAGATGGGCTGCATCGGTGGTGCCGTTCTGGGCGCGTGCAATCGTCAGCTGGGTTGCGTTGCCCGGCACCACCGCTGTGACGCTGACCTGCTCAGTCTCGATCAGGAGCATGTCGCCAACTTCGATGCCATGGTTGGCAATCGTCGTCAGCGTCGTGGCGGCCAGGGCCAGCGAGGGATCGTTCTGAACCGTGGCGCCCGTCGCTTCCCACTCGGCCGAGAAACCCCAGCTGCCGACCACCTGGACCCGCCGCCGGCCAAGCGGCCACGTCGTGAGCACGGCAGAATTCGGGTTCAACTCGATGGCACGATAGGGAGTGTTCGCGAGCGGGTTGTCCGGCCACAACCAGTAGTCCGTGTTCGCCACGAGGGTGTCCTCGTAGGCGTAATCCCCATCCTCATCAGCCTTCAGCGTCGTGATGGCGATCAGGTCCCCCACATACAGCCGTACCCACCCGTTGCCATCGAAGTACCGCGTGGCTGTGAGCGCGTAGAAGTGACGCCCGCCCGTCAGCCGGTCGACGTCGCGCGACACGCGCTCGAGCACGCGCACCATCTCCACATCCGAGTTGCGGACATTCACGCCCACGAAGGATTTCAGGTGCGGCAGTCGGGCGTAGAGGTTCACGACACCTCCACCCCAACCATCGGCCCAGTCAGGCGATAGAGTGTAAGCACCTCGGCCGCCGTCAACTCTTTGCCGCAGATGTATGGCAGCGCGATCCGTCCGTGGAACTCGTTTACAGGCGTGGCAGTCACACCCGAGCAGGCGATGGTCAGCGGAGTTGCCGTGTCCTCCATGGCCACATAGGCGTCAGTCTCGACCGTCGTCCCATCGTTGGCCAGCACCCCGTTCACGTAGAGATTCACGACGGGGGCACTCTCTCCGCCATCGTACGCGGCCACCACGAACTGCATCTGCGCCAGCGTCAGCGCGGCCGTGCTGGTCGCAATTTCGTAGGCGTCCGGGACGACCGACTCGTCGAAGAGTTCGAAGCTGAGCTTGCCGTTCGCATCGATCCAGAAGCGCCACTCGCGAACCGTCGCGCTGTACTTCGCCATGATGGTGTTCGAGGCGATGGCATTCGGCCGGATCCATGCTCCCACCGAGAATGGAGCATCAACCGTCGCGTTGCCGAAGGTGTAAGCCGCACTGTCGATGCCGGCGAGGTGGTGGTCACCGGTGGGATGGAAGTGGTAGGAATAGGTCCCCCCCGGCAATTGCACCGGAGCGAAGTCGTCCTCGAGCGCCTCGGCAGCGCCCGCTGTCTCCGCTGGTGCCACATCACCGAGCCCGACGCCCGAGACGAGAAACCCCGTCTTCTCCCAGAAGGGCCATAGGCTCGGCTTCGTCGTGCCCAGGATCGTCAGGATCTCGTTCAGTGACTGGTCGATACTCGGGGTGGATACGGACCGTGGCGGGTAGTTGGTGCTCATGATGTCCTTCTCGTCCGACGTTCGGGTGTCGGGCCATCCTCGGGTGCGATGCTCTCGGCAACTCTACTAGCCGTAGTGCAGATTGGATGACCGGGGCGCAGGGTGACACCATCACCCAGGTAGCAACAGCCGCATCCGTTACAGTGCCAGCGCCCGTCAGGATGCGCCAGCATTGCGGCCCCACAATGTGGACACTTCAATCCTCACCTCCGAGACGCGCGACGGCGCCCGGCATGTTCAGAACCGACAGGCCCTTGATCTTCAGATGGATCAGAATCGCTTTCGGGTCGAGCCAGGTGTGAAAGCCAAGGTCGCGTGCCCGCTGTCCAAAAGCATAATCCTCGCTCAGGTATTGCCCCTCGAACGGGAACGGCTGGAAGAGTGGCCAGAACGCGTCCGGCTCGTTCGCATAGCACAAGTCCATCGTCGCGCTCATCGCAGCGATGACGTCCCTGTGGACCGCCATGAATCCTGTTGCTGGCCATCGGATTTCTCGCGGCTCCTGTTCGGGGCCGAAGTCCACGCGCTCCCCCGACCAGGCCCGAGATGCCAGGTGCCCGCCATCACCCACCGGGTAGGCCGCACAGGCGATGCTGCGCTTCTCCCGCGCCAGCGCCACCACCCGCTCGGCATCCGCTGTCCGGAACACGATGTCGTCATCGATCATCAGGAAGACGTCGCCTTGCTCCTTGCGGAACCATGCGCTCGCCGCCTTGGCTCGAGCCCGATCAATGAGCGCATCCCCGTATTGGATGGCGATTGGCCAGCCATGCCCCACGAGTTCGAACAGGCATTCGGCGGTGGGAACGGTGACGTCCCGGTGCGCTACCACGATCACAGTTGCCAGATCCGTGGCCGCCGTCGCGAGCCGCTGCCACACGGCAAGCCGTCCAACCTGTTCCACCGGCCGCATACCCGCGCGCTGCAGGATGTCGTCCGGCATCCAGCCGTCATGCTCCGGCAGGTGGAGCGGCGTGGACTGATCATGCGTGGCCGTGGCCTCGATGAGCAGCCCACCGCCCGGGATGGTCTCGAGAACTTGTGCCAGCAGGGCCTCGGGATCCGGTACATGCTCAAGGATGTCGATCAGGAGCACCAGATCGAACTGGCCCTCCACGAACTCGATGCCGGTTGAAACCGTGATCCGAGCTTTCACGAGCTCATCGAAGAGCTGCCAATTTGGCTCGACTGCATGCAGCCCCTTCCATGGCCCGAACAGATCGGGGAGCTCACTGCGAATGGCGAGCAGATCGTGTCCCCCGCCTGCGCCGACATCGAGCACGGTCTGGACGTGGTTGTTCCTGGCAATCGCGACGATCGCCTGCGTCCACTCCTGCCGCTCCGGCGTTGCATGCCAGGCATCCAGGTCGGCGGCCAGCCGCTGGCTCTCACGATAGAAAGCCGCGATCCCATCCGCTCCTATGGGATCGCGGCCCCTCCACTCGTCGGCGAGGGCGGCCCGAGTATCGGCCAGCTCGGGGTACGTCATCCTCCGCCCCTCCTAGTAGGCCGCACTCGCGACGTACTCGTGGTCGGTCGTCACAGTCGCCGGGATCACTCCCGTGCCGCGGTACTGGCGTGCCGTCACCGACACCAGCGTGATGTTCTGGGTCGCCGTCTTGATCCGGCAACCGACGTAGCGCTTCTGAGGGTTGTAGACCTCCAGAGTCCGGGTGGTGTTGTTCATGTTCGCCGACGCAGAGGCCTGCGTGATGGCGATCTGTGCCGAGGAATTCTTCTGCTTCATAAGGTTTACGGCGTTGCCGAGGTTCGATTCGTTCGATTCCATCAGCCACGCGTCGAACACGGCACCGGATACGGCCGTTCCAATGTTAATGTCGAACGCCACTCGATCCCAACCTGCCATGTCGACGCCACCGCTCGTAGAGAGGCCACCGGCCGTGTCCTTATCGAGCAGCGCGGCCGCACGCACCTGCGTCACCTTCGGCTGATGCTCCCCTGCATGTCCTGCCATTGCTCAATGCTCCTTCGAAAATTCCAGTGCCTTAGACGATGCCGATGCGGAAGGCGTCGGTGTTCCAGCATCCGCCACCGACGCGCTCGGCCAGGATGATGCCGGTCTGATCCGTGTCAGCAAAGCGCTCACGCAGCACCATGGTGGAGATCTGCGCCCGCTGCACGATGATGTAGTTCGAAAAGTTCCCGAAGACGATCACCTTGTTCCCGTTGGTGCCATCGTTCGGAACCGAATCGGAGTTGTAGACCGGATAGCCGTCAATGTTGCGCGGCGTTCCGCCGAACCCTGATTCCGTACTCGACAGCCAGTACGGCCGCCCGTTGGAATCGACGAGGGCGCGGACGTCACCCTCGATGGCGCGCCGCATGATGAAGCTGGACCCGCTGATGTACTGCGACGGGACCAGGTACTCGAGGGCGGTGATCTTCGGCGCCGAGCCAGCAGCGCTGACCGTGTTGGAGATGGTGTCGGCTGAGCTACCCTCGACGTCGGCCGTGGTGATGCCACAGTTCAGGATGCCTACCGGGGTAAGGTTGGCACCCGTACCCGCGATGAAACCGTCATCCTCGACCAGCGCCATGTTCTCGGCGCCGTTCGCTGCTAGCATAGAGAGCATGTTGCCGGCAGCGTCCGCCAACCAGTCGTTGGACAGCTTCGTCGCCACGCGAACCTTCTTGACCCCGATCTCGAACTGCTGGAACCCGGGGTCCGTGTCCGAGAAGGCCGGCACTTCTACGGACCAGGTGCCAACGAACCCGGAGCTGTACAGCGAGCCGGACGTGGCATGCGGCGCTATCGCCGGCCAGATGACCCGGTCGCGCGAGGTATTGACAATCCGGCAGACCCGGCGCATGACACCCACCATCGCCGTCCTGGCCAGGATTTCCGCCTGGATATCCGCCGGTACCAGGAAGCCACCATCGGCCGCGGTGCCTTCCGACAAGGCATTCTGCTCGGGTCCGGTCAGTCGCCCCAGCGCCATCTCCGGCGAACGCGCGCTGGCGCAGTGCCGGAGAAACTTGACGTAGGCGGTCCGATAGTCGGGCTGCAGCGTCACTCGCGCCTGCCGGATGTACTGCGCAGCGTCCGGGTCATCCTGCGGGATGGCTCCATAGGCCACCTCTTCCGGGTAGAGCGCATACTCGCCCAGCGAGGTATGCCGGGTGAGCATCCCGCCCTTGATCTCCCAGCCCGCCTTGGCCAGGACACGGCGCCCCTCATCGTCTGGGTTCACGGCCCTCCGGACCGTGTACCGGGGGTCGTCCATGTACTTGGCCGTGTCGCCGATGAGCTTGTCCCGCTCCCGCTGCTGCTCCTCCTCGGCGAGGAATACCAGGCGCTTCACGCGGTCGGCAATCTCCATGTCCCGACCGCGGGCCTCCTCGGGCATGGTTACGCCCGGGTGTTTCTTGCGAAGTTCCTCTCGCTCAGCCCGAAGGTCTGCGAGCTCCTGATTGATCAATGCCAGATCGGCCATGTGATGCCTCCCTACAACTGCACCCTTGCGAGCGCTTCCTCGAGTTCTCGACGGGCCGCGTCGAGCGGCGGATGTCCGTTAGGCTTCGGCAGCATCAACTGCTCCAGCGCTTCCACCCGTGCTGTGAGTTCCGTCAGTCCGTCCGGATGCGAATCCCCCGCAGCGGGCTTACCCTCTTCGCCGGCCGCCTCGAGGAGCTCGGCACGAATCGCATCGGCGTCCTTATAGCCAGCCCAGTCGAAGTTGGCAGCAATCTGGAAGTTCTTGGCATCGAAGGTCTCGCCGACTTCATCGGCCAGTCCCTCCGCCACCGTTGCCTCTGCCCCGAAGCGCGTCTCCCCGGCCATCTTGGCCAGCCAATAGGCCGCCTCTTTGCCAGTGCGCTCCGCGTAGATGCTGGCAATCTCGGCTGAGGTTTCCCGCAGACGTACCGCCAGCTTGACGTACTCCGCGGCGACTTCGTCGAAGTCGTCCGCATAGCCGACCGTAAATCCGCCGCCGGCTCCCATCGCGTTGTGCACCATGACTCGCGAATGCGGCGCCATGATGCGCCGGTCGGCAGCCTGAAGGATCACGGAAGCGATGGAGTGCGCCGCCGCGAGAACGTGCGCCTCCACTTCGGCAGGGTGTGCACGCAGCGCGTTGTAGATGGCGATCCCATCCTCGACGCTGCCCCCGGGAGAGTTCAGGCGCATGCGAATGCGCTTGGACTTGATGCCGTCCAACTCGCGGATGAAGTCGGCCGCCATGCCACCCGGCTCGCCGATACCTCCGAAGAGGTCAATCGTGGCCTCGGCATCGCGG